TTTTCCGATTGTTTCATACTCAGTGAAGAGACTATTGATTGTCTTATTGTCTTCCACCGCATCGATTCCACGAAGCTCGTCTTCAACTCTGTGAGTAAGGGATAGAAGACGCTTGATATGACTGTCATATTGAGTATCACCATATTGAACAAAGACATCTTTTCGTTTTTTCTTGAAGTGTGTGAGAGCATCCTGACACTTCAACAGAAATTTTTGGAGTTCTTGGCGACGAGGCAGTTCCATACTTTTCTTGTAATTATTACAAAACTATAAGTAACTTAGGCTATATTTTTTGGGTAAATGTAGAACAACAATTTCATTTGCTTCATTCACAGCAATGATTTCATCGTAATCCGGGTGTTCCCGAATTATTGGGTCGGGTGTAGGTTTTCGAATAGGTTGCGGGGCAAGCAGCTCCCAGAAACTCTTGAGTATGTTATACGACATTTTTGTGGCGTCGGCGGAGGTTCCAACTCTATATCTTTATAAAGAAGATTTTCCCAGATCAGTCGTTGAACGTCTGGACACAGTGGTTCAGTGGCTTTACAGAAAGTGATTCTGAAGTCGTCTGTGACGAGTGGAATGTAGTTCATTTATTCACTTGAAGATACTTGAGAACCAGTCCTGCTTAGGCGTTCATTTTCTCTTTCAATCTTTTGCTTTTCTAGATCAATATCCAAGTAAATACGACGCGGAGCATCCCACACCGCAGTCTTTACCCATAGACAGAAGTTTTCAGCATAGAAAGATGACATGGTCATGATTGTTCTGTAAATGGCTTTGGCGTACATTTAAATAACTATATAATTTCTTTTTTAATACCAATGCTTTGTCTTTGATCATATTTACACGTTTCTGCATAAGGGCCATCAGCATCTACGTAATGTAAAAATACCTGAACATGAAATGAACCTTCCTCGCAAATTAGAGGTTCTCTCATGTGAGGAATTTCACACCCCTTGTATATAATTGCATCACCACTGTCACATTCAAGCCATTTTGTTTCATTATCTCTCATGGAATTCATTTCAATATTTTCAATATTTTCAATATTTTCAACAAATCCAATTGGCCATTTAAAATTGGGTGGTTTCCCAACATACCTGTATCCAAGTGTTACGGTAACTGAAAATTCACACGCTTCTCTATCAATGTGCAAAGACAACAAATCATCTGGTTTATAAACTCTGAAGTAAGAATAAGTTGGTATAAGTTTTTTACCAGTTTCATATTCCATTTTTGGTTTTGCAAACAACAATAAAGTTTCCATCAAATTATCTGCGTATTTAGAATGACTTCCTGGTACTTGTGAATCTATAGCTTGAAAATCGGATAACATATTAAACAGGGCGTATTGCGTAGCGATCTTAGAGATATCATCTGAGAAAAAATTCTTTACATATTTGTATTTTTTATCAGAATTCATCATACTTGTATTGTAAAATCCACCTATTTTTTTATATATGTATATTTCAGAATGTCACTCGAAGACATACCCAAGCGGGTTCAGTATGTTATAATTGACTCAAACTTTGTTAATGGAACAAACAATACATTTTCACTTGATCTTCGGTTGGAATCCAATACCCACGTAGAAGATATGAGTCGGGTTCTCGGTATCAAGATGGTTGATTTTTACATCACCCAGGTTGGTGAAAATGCTGGAACGAGTACAGACGTTGCAAAGTTTGTAGATATTGTGTGTCCAGATATACCTAAAGTAGCTCAAATTTTAGATGAAAGACATGGTCAGATCCTGGCACGTGTTCCACTTGAACGCCATTTTTCTGGTGGTTCTGGTGGTGGTTCTGGTGGTTCTGGTGGTGGTTCTGGTGGTTCTGGTCTTGTACTACGCGACAAACAATGGAAAAGTTTCCAACGTCAAACAAACTATTTCAATCCGATTTCAATCAAGAAATTGAACTTTAAAATATACGAGCAACAAGATGATAACGATTATGTTCTACTTCAACCAGATGCGCAGTGGTATATGGTACTTGAAATTACAACGGTAAATGTAAAAGAGAAACCCAAAGATCGCGAGCTACAAATATTGCAAGCATTACAGCAGCTGATTGGTAAAATAGATTTACTCAATCAAAATGTACAGCGATTGCCAGACAAACCACCCGAAGAACCAAAAAAGAAGTATTCGTTCGGATTACTTGTGGCAATTTTAGCGGCTATTTTTGGAGCCTTCGTTTGGTCGGTGAATCGCGCCACTCCTTCGGGAATGTAATACGCCTCGTAAATAAGATGCGTTCATGTGGAGGTTTATCATAAATCGACTTCTTTTTCTTCAGTATATTAGGGTTAATTATCCTAACTGGCTTACTTGTAAAATCAACGTGCTTCATTTGTTGATATGAGCGTATCAACAAGTGAAGATATTTTCACTGACTAAGGTGATATTTTTAGATATTTAGGCGGTGGTGGCTTTCTTGGTAGTGGTCTTCTTTGTAGTTGTTTTCTTGGCTGGCGTCTTTGGTTCTTCAGCTGGAGGAACACTTTCAGCTTTACTAACACATGCACACTTACAAGGTGGTCCTTGTGGTCCAAGTGGTCCTTTTGGCCCTTGAGGTCCAATGGGTCCTCGTGGTCCAACTGGACCTTGTGGTCCAAGTGGTCCGTCACTTCCAACTATATCAGAATCAACGATCTTCAAAAGAAGGTTGTAAAGACGGGTCTTGTCAAGGCGAGTACGCTTAAGTTCATCCTGAATTTCCTGGCGAATAGAATCCATTGTATTATATATAAAAGAGAGATTATCTTTATACCTAAAATGATAATTATAGGACCACAACTATTAAGTGGAATTGGACAACATGCATACAAATACACAAAGGTGTTTGAAAATGCATCTTATCATTTTATAGGGTCTGAACTTCCTGAGACTAATCACGGTCTGATATTTTTGATACCTGTCAAACCACACATCGAATATTTGAAATATGCAAAAACACGTGTGAAAAATTTAGCTGTAATGACGGTATGTGAAACCGAAACGGTTCATGAAGACTATGGTTTAATTATGAATGAATCAAAAAGGATTGCAGTGCCAAGTGAATTTTGTAAGCGTGTCCTGTCAAAACAATTTCCAAATAACGAATTTTATATTATTCGTGCTCATATCCCAAAGCCAATAAAGCCATATACATTTTATCATATTGGTAATATCATGGATGGTCGTAAAAATTTTAAGGACATACTAGAAGCTTTTATAAGACTAAATGAACCAAACACACGTCTTTTAGTAAAAGCAACCTGCAAACAAGATGTTAATATCAAAATACCAAACGTTGAAGTTGTAAATGGTCTTATTTCAGATGAAGAAATGGATAGACTTCACGAAAGGGGTGATTGTTATGTGAGCTTTTCAAATTCGGAAGGTGTTGGTATGGGACCAGTTGAAGCAGCTTTGAGAGACAAACCTGTTATAATTACAAATTATGGTGGTTCTCCGGAATATGTTAAAAGTCCTTACACGATAGATTGTGAGCTTCAAGAGTTGCAAGAAGACGACTTCTTATTCAAAAAGGGTATGTCTTGGGGTAAGCCAAACAAAGAACAACTCTTGGAATTCATGAGAGATGCGTACAATAAGAGACTTTGTTATATGGATCATGAATATACTAAACAATTAGTTGGTAAAGAGAACATATTACAACAATTCATCTTGAATGTAATTGGTGGCGAGAACAACGAGACCAATGAGAATGGTACCACTCATTAATGAATCTTTTTGGGCAATAATGGTCATAACAAGATCATCAATAGCTTTAATACCCGTTGGCTTCTTTACAATACGTGGTATAATTATACTTATGGCAATATAGACAGTCATTGCTATTATGACTGGTCTGAGACTTTCTTGATCCAAGAACATTTCTATGTAATAGTTAAAGATTATAATTAATTACAAATCATAATGGAGGGGGTCAAAAAAATTCTTTTTGATCACTGGAATAATAAAAGTATGAGTACCCGTATCGGACCGGATAAAGTGGAATATTTTTGGCCACATATAGACAGATTTTCATTCGATCACCAAATTAACACATATAAACCTGTCATAGACGAAGTAACCAAAAATTGCAAAAACTTTAGAACTGTATTGCAAGCTGGAGGGAATTGTGGAATTTACACAAATGAATACTCTAAGAGATTCAAGAATGTATATACATTTGAACCTGATATGACAAATATGATGTGCCTGACATTAAACTGTATCAATAGTTCAAACATTGTTAAGTTTCAAGCATGTTTGGGCGACGAACATAGTTTAACTTCAATTCAGAATCCACTTGAACTAATGGATATTGGTGGAATACACGTAAAAAGTCATAATGAACCACCAAAGGAACATCTCACAGTTGAATCCGAAAAGAGAATTCCAATTCTAAAAATTGATGATCTTTCTCTTGAAGATCTGGATCTTATTCACCTTGACATTGAAGGTTACGAACTTTACGCACTTAAAGGTGGAGTTGAAACAATCAAAAAATTTAAACCAACTATAGTTCTTGAACTTGTTGATGAGCACCTCGGTAGATTTAACTGTACGAGAGAAGATGTCATGAAATTTATGGAATCTATAGATTACAAGTTTATAAAACAATTGGATTCTAATAACGATTGTTTATTCCAACCTAATTCCGTCTAATTTGGAGAGAAGGTCACTAACATTTGTTTTACTTCCCAAACTTGTTGAAGACACTTGATGCTTGCGACAGTAGTCACCACATACTGCCTTGAATCTACACTGCTTTCCAGACATAGTCGTGGCACAACAAATCTTGTGCTGTGTTCGCTGTTCTTGAACAACTTCCGGTGTTTTATCCAAAACCACAATTGCGCTATTTTTCTTTGTGTTGTTGTGTTTGATGTAAGCCATCTTACATTTCCAAGTTGCGTCCGCAAGACGGTAACACTTTTCATTTGGCTCGCGAAGGCGGTACATCTTTACCGCATTGGCGAGGCAGGTAGACCACATAGAATCGC